CGCGGCCCCGCCCGCTGGGCGGCCCCCCCCGCGACCCTCGCGGCAGCCCTCGCGGCAGCCCTCGCGGCAGCCCACGCGGCAGCCCACGCGGCAGCCCCCGCGGCAGCCCACGCGGCATCCCACGCGGCAGCCCTCGCGGCATCCCACGCGGCATCCCACGCGGCAGCCCTCGCGGCGACCCTCGCGGCAGCCCCCGCGGCAGCCCACGCGGCAGCCCCCGCGGCATCCCACGCGGCAGCCCCCGCGGCAGCCCCCGCGGCATCCCACGCGGCAGCCCACGCGGCAGCCCCCGCGGCATCCCACGCGGCAGCCCCCGCGGCAGCGGCGGCGCTTCGCGCCGCCTCGATCGTTGGCTGAGCCTTGCGCGCGGTGGCCGTCGACGTCAGCGGGATGAGCGCCTCGAGCGCGGCTGCCTGGTCGGTGAGACCGGCGAGTCGGAGCCACATCGGAGTCTGCGTGCGGACGAGCCAATCGGCCGCCATCCAGGCGCGCGCGTTCTCGACCTTCACGCCGTTCTTCGTGCCGACGATGCGCGGGACGACCGGGATCAGCAGCTGCCGATCGGCGTCGTTGAGTGTGTCGTTCCAGCTCCGCAGGAATGCGGAGATCACCGGACTGGCACATACCGGGTGATCGCTATGCTTCTCGCCTGCCACCCAGGCGACGGCCTCCATGACGCACATGCCCTCGTCGAACGAGCTGTGCGCACCGTGCGCGAGCCGGATCAGTTGCTCAGTCTCCACTGGGTTTTCCTCGTAGTTTGTGCCGGTCCCGCCATTCCCAATACACGAGCACGACGACCGACACGATGCCGGCTGTCGCGAGCGCACCGCCGAACATCTCACCAAAAAGGCGCCAGCTCACGCGTGCACCCTACGCGCGGCCTGGTACTCTCTCGCACATGAGCGGTGATACCGCGGCCCGGCCGCTTGCGATTGGCGCGCCGGATCCGTCCTGCGAACGGCGCTAAGGTGCTGTGGATCGACGTACCCCTTGCAGTATTGGCACGGTAGCCAGTCGGCGTGCCCGCACGCGTCGAGCGCACGCTGCCGGGTGTGCAACAACCAGTGATATTCGTGGCTCTCGCAAAGCACGAGATTCGACGGGGCGTTGTTGTACTTGTCCCCGTCGATGTGGTGCACTTCGGCGCCAGGCGGAATGCCACGGCCGAGCGCCCGGGCAGCGACAACAACATGCTCGTGCACCCAGCCGAAGCGGTCCGCGTTCGGATGGTCGGGCATCTTCACGTGCGGATAGCCTTTCATCAGCCGGCGACTCCGGCCAGGTCTAGCTTCTCCGATGTAAGCGGGAGCTCCTTCTGATCGCCGAGCCGACGCGCCAGTCGCTTGAGCGCATCCGTCCGCTCTTCGCTGCCCTCGGTCCCGATGCCGAGGTGCAGCTCGCGGCTCTTCGTCTGGTCGACGTCCTCCATCGTGAGCGCGATCCCGGCGAGCACCGCCAACCGCTGCGGGTGGGTGAAGGCGACGTCATCGGCCTCCTTCGTCGTCTCGACCGCGTGCGACGCGGTGTCGATATGACCGAGTTGCGAGTCGGCGGCGATCGTGGCGAGTGTCGCTTTCTCGTATGCCTTCTGGGCCGCTTCGGTGACGCGCTTGATCCGACCGAGCGCGTGACGACAGGTGTCGCGCTCTTCGGTGCTCAGGGCGAGTTGCATGGTCAGTATCCCTCGGTGACAGCGTTAGGTGTCGCCCGCCTCGCATCGTCGATGCCGAGCCCGTCGGGCGCGCTCGATGACGCGCCAATCGACGGGCTTTCGCCGTTTGGGCCGGCGATCACTCCCTCGAGATGCCCGATCATCGTGTCCGCGCCCCGTGCACTGAGCGGCCGCTTGAGTCGCTCCTCGACGTCCACCGCCAACAGGCCGGGCACGGCCGGGTTCGCGAGTAGGTCGAGGAGCCGCGAGATCTGGCCTTCATCGGCCGGCGGCCCCTTGGCCGTCGACTTCGGCGCGCCGTTGCCGTTGGACTGGGCCACGATCGGCGCGGCCGCTGGCGCCGGTTCAACTGCCGGCGCGGCGGAACTCAGCCACGTGCGCAGCTCACGGGCGATGTCCGGCTTCCGCAGATCCAGGAGCTTCCCGTCAAAGAGCCCGGTCCGATCCTTGGACGCGCCAGCCTTGTGGTCCATCTGCAGTTCGAACATGAGCGAGAACTCGTAGTCGAAACCCTCGCGCTGGACGGCGGCGAGGCCAACCTTCTTCGGCGCATGCTTCCCTTTGCCGTCCTCGCTGACGACGTACTCCTGTTTCGTGCGGAACGTCGCGATGACGTGGGCCGGCGTCGCGAGCAGCGTCGCTTGGAAGCCCGAGTGCTCTTTCGAGAACTCGCCCCAATTCGTGAAGTGGTTGCCCCCGCGTAGGTCTTTCTCCTCCTTGCGCGCGAGGATGCCACCGGGCCCGGCCCATTGGTGCGAGAGCGAGTCGATGATGATGACCTCGTAGCCCGCATCGACCGCGGTGCCCAGCGCCTCGATGTAGCGGTCGGATTCGTACGGTGCATCGAGGCGGAGCGTGTCGAACTCGAACCGGTCGGCGTAGAGCGAGGCCGATCCGTTCTCCGTGTCGATCAGGGCGATCCGACCGTTGGGTGCGAGGCCCTTCGCGAGGTGCAGCGCGCCGAGCGTCTTCCCCGAGCCCGCCGGCCCTTGGATTCCGATCTTGAGTTTGACCGCGCGACGCGCAGCCCGTGTAAAGGTCATCTGTGCCACAGCTACTCCTATCCCTGTTGGTTGACGTACTTCGGGGGTTCCCATTCATTCCAGTCGTCGCCATCGCCGCGCGAGACCTGACAGCCGCGCACACCGGTCGCAGAGTCGGGATCCAAGTAGGTGACGCGGAACGTCGCGCGATGGGTCTCGTACCAGATTTTTTCGATCGTCCACTCCCGGCCGTCGAACGCTGTGAACGTCTCGCCGACTCTTGGGCGATGCAGCTGCACGCTGGTCATTGGGACGCCTCTGCCTTGCGTCGCGCATAGGTCCGACGGCACCGCGCCAGACTACATTCCCGGCAACTCCTGTATGCCGGCTTGCCCGGTCTGCGACTGTCGTAGTAGGTGTTTTCCGGCGTGAACTCGTGACCGTGGTTGCAATGCGTTCGCCGCGCCGCCCATCGCTGTACGCGGCCCTTCTCCACCATGTCTCTCATGTTGTCGCTGTGCGTCCCCAGGAACAGGTGCGCCGGATTGCAACAGATGGGATTATCGCAACGATGACAGACGCATAGCCCCGCTGGTATCGGCCCGTATGTCAGTTCGTAGGCAAGACGATGTGTCTTGAGCAGACGACGACGGATGCCAATCTGACCGCGGCCGCTAGGGTCAGCGTAGCCCGTCCAGAGCCAACAATCGCCTGACTTGTCGACGCGAGGCCAGAAGCGGTCCGACACTGGTCGGATGCGGTACTGTGGGCGGGCAGTCATGGATGGATCGCCGCCTGCACGGACGGTGGCACCGTGCCGATGTCGTTGGCGATGATGTGCCCGATCCACGCGAGCGCACACGACAGCACGAGCCAGAACGCGAGGCCTTGCCAGTCGCGCAGCACCACGCGCCGTCGCTTCCGCCAGTGCGTCATCGAGCGCCCATTGGCAGGCCGCGCTTGTGTGCTGCTAGCTTGGCCTCGAGCGCGTCGATGTGAGCGACGATCGCCTTCTCAGCGGCAACGACGCGGTCATAGGCGCCGCCGTCGGGCATCTGATCCCGCGGGTCTTCGTTTGCTTCGATCTCACCGAGTTCGCGCGCCCGCATCGATAGGGTCATGACCAGCAGTTCGACGGGACGCATGGTCAGCCCCGCCCATAGACAGCGACCGTCGTCGCCAGCTGGTCGCGCTGGGCGTCGATCGCGCGGACGAAGAGCGCGTGGAGCAGCCGATTGGCGCGTGTTTCCCGCACGTGTGGCGGCAGTGGGTCCGCGGCAGGCTGCGAGTCGAGCGAGCCCGAACCGGAATTGTGATAGCGCCCGGGCGTCTTTGTGACGGTCGGTGCGACGGGTTTGCGGCCTGACGTGTGCATCAGGCCGCCTCTGATTCGGTGATCCGGAGGAAGTCTTCCGGTGACACGATGTAGGCGATGATCTGGTTGTTCCGCGTGATCGGGATGCGTTCGTTGCGGTATCGCACCCGATTGATGACCTCGGTCAGGTTCACCCGGGCCTCTCCAATCCCCATCGGATCAGCGGCCAGACCAGCCACCGCGTCGTTGCGGTCATTGCCATTGTCAGGGATCCGTCGCATATAATGGAAGTAGGAAAGTTTAGGTCTCTTATACCTTGCGCCAATCTATTATGTCCCGTATAATAAGTCAAGACGCGGCGGAATATTCCTCACACTTTTTCTCCGTCGTGGCAAGTGTTTGACTTTATTGGACTTGGGCGGCGCCTCTGGTGGGCGCGGAAAGCGCTCGAGCGCCGGAGGGGCGGTGATGTCACATATGAGGAGCTGGCAGCGCTCGTGTCGAAAACGCACGGCGGCCGATCGTTCGCCGCTCCGCAGATGTCAGACTATGAGAAGGCCAAGCACCCGCCGAAGCTGGATGCGGTGCTCGCGTGGGCACAGGCGTGTGACGTGGATCCCGGCTGGCTCGCCTTTGGGGATGACACGGAAGCCAAGGCGCCTGCTGGCGTGGCGATCCCAGAGCCGCCGCGGGCTGGGATCGTGGGACGGTCAGCCGGCCCTAAACGAGGCGCAAAACGGCGCGCGGGCTGACGCGCTCGAGAAACGCGCGCATCTCCTCGAGGTCCCGCTCGCGATAGAGGTCGGTGCGCACCAGCAGCCGACGCACCAGGTGCCCGTCATGGTCGACCGCGGCGAGTTCCGTGAAGCCGCCGAACTCCGTCACATAGACGTCGCGCTCCATTGGCCGTGCCTCGTGCTCTGTCCGTTCGCGTACGCTTCCCGACAATAGACACCGGTGTCGGACAACCTCATTGTTTCACGTGAAACATTCTACCAGATCGAATGTCCCCCGCCCCCCATTCCTAGTCGCAAAAAAGGACCGCCCCATGCGTAGGACCCTGTTCGCTCTGCTTACACTCATGTTTGCCACTCCCCTCGTCGCGCAGGATACCCCGACATCGGTGAGCGTGACTGTCGCCGGCACCCGCGCGCACGCCACAGACCTGACCACGGCCGCGCTAATGGCCCGCGGGTACTCGATTGCGTCGGCCAGTGAGTACGCGGTCGTCACCGCACCCGGCGAGATGCGGGGCGGCATGTCGAAGTTCCGACTCACGATTCACGCCGCGATCGCGGGCGTTGGCACCGACTCGACGCACGTGACCCTCTCGGCGATCGCGACAGGAATTGGCACCCCGCTCCTGAATTTCCAGCCACCGAGCGCATCGGTGACGGTGAAACACAAACCAGAGTACCGCGAGCTCCAAGGGATCCGCGATGCGATCGCGGCCACGGCAACCGGCGTCGCGACTACTTCGCCGTAATCGCGCGGATGCCGTAGCCCGCGACAGCGAAGAGCGCCCGCTCGCCCCACGTGAGGAGCGGGCTCGGTCGACGGGCCGCCTCCGCTCGATACATGCCCCGCCAGAGCGCGGCCTGTGCGCTGTCCACCGTGTGCCGCTTGTCGCAGTCGGTGCGGAGCACACTGCAGGCGTGGACTGCCGAGTCCGCGGCCGCCACGAACCGGATGACCTCGACCGTGTCGTGGATGTTCTTGAGCAGCGTGTCGCGCTGCAGCTGGTAGACGGTCGTGGTGTGGTTGACGTGGATCGTGTCATGGACATACGCCGTATCGACCTTCGGGGCGACCCTGGCCAGCGAGTCGAGCGCATGCCGGTCGGCCGCTTCCGCCGCCCGCGCCACGGCCGACGCGCCGATCTGTCGGTACCAGAGATAGCCCAGCCCGAGGAGCGCCACGACGGCGAGCCCCTCGAGCCACGGCCGGAGCGTGGCGAGCGTCAGGCCAGTGCTCGCCGGCGGCGCCGGCTCAGGGACCGACACTCACGTAGCCCAGCAGCCTGACGCCGCCCCGATCCTTGACGAACACGCCGACCCCTTCGCGGCTGCCCGTCTCGTCGGTATTGCCCTCGCACGTCAGGATCGTAGGCGAGACGCGCACCACGACGCCGCAATGATCCGCCAGGCCGCCAACCGTGCCGAAGTCGTAGAGCGCGAGCGCGCCGAGCTCGGGACTCGTGACCCAACGACCGGCCTTCACCGCAGCCAGGTGCCACGCTTCACACGCGGCATTACCGAGCAGCGGGAGACCGGCGGCTTTCCACGCCGCCCGCGCGAACGACATGCACCATGGACTCCCAAGCGGTGCGCCCGCATCCGAATTCCACGCGTCGATCAGCCCCGAGCGATTCGAGCCGGGCGGCGTCTCGTATACGCCGACGCGGGCCAGCGCCCACCGCGCGACATCGGCGCCGTCGAACGTGTCGGCGTCATCGATCCAGGGGGCGGGGTAGTTCATACGTGCCCCATCCCGAGCCGCATGACGAGATAGACGACCCACAGAATCACCATCACGCCCGCGAGTAGCCAGCGCCACGTCGGCCACGGCGCCGCTGGTGACGGGATGTTGCCCAGCGCGAGCAACGACACGATCGCGAGAATAGCGAGCAGAATCGGTGTCATGGTGCCATCTCCGGTGGTGAGGGGGCTTGCACGCCGGCCGTCGCAGCAGCTACGGCGACTTTTGCTTTCACGATCGCATCAATCGGCCCGCCGTCGCGCACAGCGAAGAGCGCCCCCGCGAGGGTCGCCGCGGCGCCGAGCGTCCCGAGATCGGGGTGCACGAACATCTTGACAATGAAGGCCAGCACCACGAGCACGCCACAGATGCGCGTCGCTGACGGCGTCCATCCGTCGCTCGAGGCGACAATGCTCGCGATCCAATGCATAAGGGTGCTCATGGTCTGTTAGGCACCGGCTGAGCCGGCACGGTGATGGTGGGGGTCGTGTTGCTGTTGCCGCGCGTCGCGAGCCCGATCCCCGCCGCGATGATGGCCGCCGCGAACAGGACCACCATCGCCCAGATGGCCAGCTGATTCGCCTTAACGGCCGTCGACGTCTGCATCGACTCCACGCGCTGCACGCCCGCGCCTTGCTGTTCGAACTGCTTCTTCTCGACGCCGGAGATGCGCGTATCAAGCGCCGCTTGCACGACGGCCAGTTGTGCCGCCAGCGCCTTGGCGGTGTTCTCGACGGCGAGCCGCAACAACTCTGCTTGGTTCTTGGCTTCCGAACTCGCGACGGCGACCGCGGTCGCCGACGTGGCGATGATGGCGTTGATGCGGTTCGCCTCGGCGAGGGCGACGGCATCGATGCGCTTGGATTCCGCCTCGCGCAATTTGGTCTCGTGTTCGACTCGGAGTCGCGCCTCCGCTTCGAGGCTTTTCACGGTGAGCGCCAGGACGTCATCGAGGCGCCGCCGTTCGCTGACGGTGGCCTCCTCTGAGCAGCGGTGCTCGACCTGGCTGAGTTCGCGCGACGCCGACAGCCGGGCGTCGAGCAGGTCGTCGATGCGTCGCTTTTCGGCGGCGGCAAGATCGTCGAGTCGTGTAACCTGCGCGGCAACCAGTTGCAACACGTTCTTCGTCGGGTCGATCGTCGGACCGCCGGCCGCATCGATCGGAATGCCGTCTGGCGGCGGGCGCGGGGCGGCCATCATCAGCCCAGCCCAGGATAGCGCAGGAAGCTGTTGATAAAGGCCCCGACCACACTGCTCGCCGTGTAGCCCGGCGCCGTGAGTTGCACCCGCACGTAGGTGAACCCGTTGACCGGCGCGATTTGCCACGAGCCACTCGTCGCGCCGGCTGAGGTCAAAAGCACCATCGGCGGCACGGTCGTCGCCCCGCCGTAACTGCCGCTCGACAGCCCTTGGATGTAGGTGATCGTGACACTGGCGCCCGGTGGCAGCTCGTTGTCGCTCGGCAGCGTGATGCTCACCACGAGCGGCGCGCCCGATGTCGATTGCGAGAGCGTCAGCGACGCGATCGCCGACAGCTTGTAGCCGGCCAGCATCGTCACTACCGCCGCGGTCGAGGCCGGCGATGTCCCCGCGCCCGCCTTCGTCTGTTGCGCCGTGTAGCTGTACGTGTTCGGATAGACCGCCGAGTTGTCGAACACCGTACAGTGTCCCGCGGTCACATCGGCGGCCGTAATCGTGTAGATCGCGACGATGACGCCGCCGCGGTTCAGCCTCACCAGATCGCCGGCCGTTGGCGCGGTGACGAACGTCACCTTCATCCCAACCCAGCCAGGGAACAGCCAGCTGCCCCCAGACGGGCCGGTACCGCCGCCGGTGCCACCGGTGCCCGCAAACGTCGCCGCGGCCAGTGTCGGCGCGCTGGGCGTCGAGGCGCCCGCGTTCCGGGTGCTCACGATCGTGAGCGCGAGCCCGCGGCCGGTCGCCTTGTCGTAGGGGACAAACGTCGCATACCGCACGGGATCACCCGACGTCACCGGCAGCTGCAGCGATGTCTTCGTCGGATCCAAGTCGGTCACCCAATTCGCGAAGTTCTCAACGGTCTCAATCACCGGATCGGTGGCAAAGACCTCGGAGTAGACGCGAATGAACCCGGTGCCGACATCGGCGGTAATTGCGTACGTGACATTGTTCGCATCGACCGTGGCGACGATCGTCGGCGCATTGCTCAAGGGGAGCGCCGTGACCACGTAGCTCGAGCCGGCGGTCCGCGTCGGGGTGATCACCATCCCCGGGCCGCCCGTCGTGAGCGTGGGCGACCCGGTGGTCACCGTGTACGGCGTCACGCGGTAGGTGCCCGCGGCTTGCGCCAGGATCACATCGGAGCCCGTCGATCCGCCCGCATGGATATGCCCGGGCCCGAAGACGCCAGGCGCGGTCTGCGGCTCGACGAAGTACTCCATGTGTCCGAATTGATGGTCGCTGGGCACGGTATAGGTCGCCGTCAGCGCGACGGTCATCCCCGACGGCATGACGATCGCCACCGGCTGGATGTTCATGTCTGGCGGCGGGGCGACCGGATAGTCGGCCGGCGCCAGGGCAACCGACGGGTCGATCGCTACGCGCGCGGAGAATGCGGAGTCGGTGGTGCCCGGCCGCACGGCTTTCACTTGGAACGCGCGGCGCACACCGTCTGGCGGGAGCGACAGCTTCTCGACGAACCACGTGAATGGCGCCACCGGCCGCCGGTCGATCTCAACCCACGACCCATAGACGTTGGTGCCGACGCCCGTCTCGAGCGCCATCTGGAAAGCGAGCAGCGTGCCCGGGACCGGCTCGGTGTTGAAGATGGCGATCCCGGCGGACCGGGGATTCGGATACAGGGTGACGAATGGCACGATATCGTCGGGCGCCGCGCACGTGCCGACGCCGCTCGAGGTCGTGAACGTGACCTGTTGGGGTGTCGTGAACCCGTTCGAGGGCGCTGGCTCCACGTGCGCCACGGCGGCGATGTACTGCGTGTTGGGCGTCAACCCCACGAGTCGGAGCTTCGTGGCGCCCGGCGGCAGCTGTTCGATCGGCATGAGCTTCGCCACTACGCCGCCTGCGTGGCGAGGAAGGTCATGAGCGCACCATACACGTCTTGCGTCGACCCAGCGCCGCCCTTCCGCGCGTAGCTCGCATCGAGGAGACAGGGCCGCTGCGCGAGTCCGTCGGGTCGCGCGTAGGGCGTGCCGGGGTTCGGCGGGTTGTTATAACGGCTCGTCTGATCGGAGAACTGAGAGCACCCGACGCCCACGCAAGACGACCAGTGGGCTGCCCAGACCGGGAAGATGCCGGTGACGAGCGTATTGACGTATGTCCGGTCACGGAGCGGCACGCCCGTCCCGGCTGCGACGCCGAGTTGCGTGTCGTCCTTCATGTCCATTTCCGTCGCCGCCCATTTGAGCCCCAACCCTTCGAGTTCCGTGAAAAACGTATCGAGCGCGGCCTGGTCGTTCGCACTGAAGCCAAGCGCGGCATCCAGCTGGTGCTTCAACCCCACCACTAAGCTCGATGCCGAGATGCCCTCCCCGAGGATCGTGTTCATCCCGTCCACGACGATGCTCTTCATCAACGACTGCGTCTGGTATTCGAGCGAGTCTTGCGTGACGATGATCTTGACGCCAGGGTCGATCGCGAGCGCGAGCGCGGCGGCCTCGGCGATCCAGTTCACGCCGATGTAGTTGAACCACGGACAGGCCGCATACCCTGTCGTGCCCGCCGTCGTGTAGGGACTAATGGCGATGACGAGCTCCGTGATCGGGCCGCCGCTTCCCACCGTGCCGTACTGTGTGACGAGCGCGCCATACGCCCCGGCGATGATCGCCTGCATCGCCTGCGTGGCACTCGTCTCGTCTTTGATGTACGTCGCATACCATGCCGCGGCCGACGGCACCGCCGAGAAGAGAGCCATCCGCACTTTCGTGCCCTGGGCGACGGCCTTCGTGATCTGCGCCTTGGCTGACGTCAGCGTGAAACTGATCGCGGTCGGGCTCGACGCACCCGACATCATGTAGCGTTCGTTGAACGCCACCTCTTCCGTCATGAGGCCGCCGGCGCCGGCGATCTCCGTCCAGTTATTCCCGTAATTCGCCTGATACGGCGCCTCGCCCCCGTAATTGATATTGACCGAGAGCAGGAACTTCTTGCTCGAGGCATTCGCGGCAGCCGCCAGGGTTGTGTAACTCGTGCTCGACACCACGGCGGGCAACGTTGCGAGCACCCCACTCACGGTATCGGTCGCCGTCAACGTCGACGGGCCCGGTGCGACGGGCGTGATGACGCCAGTCGTCAGGCCGATCGTCATCTTCGTGACGTCGCTCGAGGTGTAGTGGATCGTGCGGCCGGTCATGAGTGTGCCGGTCGTATCGTACGGCAGCGCGACGATCGTGGCGGGCGTGCCCATCGCGAGCGCGATGCTCGTAATCGGGCCGACGCCGCCCCCACCCAGCCCGCCCGTGCCACTACCCGATCCGAGTTGGGCGTTGATCAGGGACGTGAGAGTCGCCACGCTGTAGAGCGACATATGCTGCATCTGCGTGCCGCCCGGCATATTCGGCCGGCTCTTCGCCGCGTATGTGAGATACGCCTGCGTCCCATAGACGCCGCCCAATCCCTCGAAGAGCTCGGGGAAGTACGGCGGGTAATCGCTCGACTCGCTCGGTGAGAGCGACCCGATGTTCTGAATTCGGTTCAACTCGAACGAGCCGGCGAGTTGCAGTAGTGTCTTCTGCTTCGTGAACTCATTCGGGCCCCCGCCCGCGAAGACGACTTGGCATGCGCTGACGAGCGGGAGGAAGCTGTAATAGTCGTAGTGCGTCGTGCGCCCCGTGCGGAGGAGTTCCTCGTGCAGACCCCCCGCCTGCGACCCTGTCGCATTGATGTCGAACACGATTGCCGCGTCGACCTTCGCCGCGACGTCTGCCAGTTTGGTCGTCCCGTCTGCGGCGGTCGCCGGCGTCTGCGACCCTTGGAGGTAGAAGGCGCAGAGCGCCATCACGTAGAGCGCCCAGCTCCGCCAGTTGTTCGTGAACCCCGTACCCGGCTCGCCCGAGACAAAAGGGCCGATGATCGACAGCATCGTCGGATAGATCGACGCGTAGATCCACGCTTCCACCAACGCGCGGTCGGACCATTGCCACCCGGTCGGGTTGGTGGTCACGCTATACACGCCGGCCGACCAGTTGCCGTGCAGTGCCTCGTCCAGGAGACAGGCGGCCTGCAGGATGCCGTTGATGAGCGTCCCGAAGACGAGCGGCCCGTCATTGCCGGCGAAGCCGACGGGGTTGGCGCCCAACGTCACCGACGTATTGATCGTCGCCCAATTCCGCACGATGTCGCACGCAGCGGGCGCACTCACGTTGTCGATATAGCCGCGCAGTGCCGTGAGCAGCGCGCCCGTCGCATCGTTCCCGACGATCCCCTGAATCACGAGCGCTTGGTTCGTATGCCCGGCACCGGGGTTGGGCGACTCGTAGTAGTACTCGCCCGGGCACGCGAACGCGTGGAGCGAGCCCGGCATCGCGCCACCCGTGATCGTTCCCGTCGGATAGAGCGCCGCCAGCGTTGCCAGCGAATTGCGCCGACTCGCCACCGCCGCCGCGTCCGTCCGGAGCAACGTCAGCGCCGCCGCTTGGGGCGCAGTCCCGGCCTTGGCCGCGGCGATGCTCGCCGCCAGGTGATCGCCTGCCCAGATCTGCGCGCCGTAGGGTGCACTGCTCGCTGGTACGCCGAGTGTCGCCCCGTTGATCACGAGGTTCCGGATCGTGACCCCAGCGCCCGGCGTCACGGTCACCGTCGCCATGCCCACGACCCCGGTGTCGGTGGCCGTCAGCACGCACGTGCCGGGCGCGACACCCGTGACCGCCCCGCCACTCACGGTCGCAATGCCGTGATTGCTCGTGTCCCACGTGATCGTGCGGCCCGTCATCAGGTTGCCGAGCGTGTCGTACGACGCCGCCGTCACCGTCGCGATCGCGCCGGCGACGACGCTGAATGCCGACAGGGAGATGAACACCGTCTCAACCGTAGGCGTCACGCCCTGCAGCTGGCCGCCCGAAAGCCAGACCTGAATCGGGGTCGTGGCGTCGGGAGTCACCCACGCGACATCGACCACTCCGTTACCGATGTCCGTCGCGGTCAGCCCGGTAATCGAGTCCGGCGACGCCAGGGTCAGTGCGGTCCACCCAACCCAGAGCGACGGCAGCATCCCGCCGCCCGGCCTGACGTGGGCGCGGACGTATACGGTCGATCCCATCGAGACTGGGGGCAGCGTGAAGACGCCCGCCCCGAGATCGGTGAGCTCGGCATCGAGCGCGAGGATGCCCGACACACCGGCCGCCGGCGCGCCGACGATCAGCGTGTTATTCGCGTTCGGCACCGAGTACTCGACCGACAGAATCCCGTTCGGGTAGGCGGCCTGCATCGCCGCGAGGTTCGTGATCGTGACATCGACCACGTGCATCGGGTCGTACGCGTCTTGCGCCAAGGTGAAGGTCGGCGCGAGTGACGCGGGCTGCTCGGCCGGTCCCAAGTCTTCAACTACGTACTCGTAGCCTTCGGGGTGTGGCGTCTTCTTCTTCACCATCACGAGCCGCGGGCCGCCGCGCTGGTTGAGCGCCGGGTTCGGCATCTGATTCGATTGCCAGATCACCAGGTCGCCGACGTTGACCTGCGGGCTCGATGCCAGGATGTCGATCGTCCCGATGGTGGCCCCACGGCCATAGCGCTCGAAGATCCGATTCGCGAGCGCGGAGCCGAGCTGGTACATCGTCTGGACCGACTGCATCGTCGCGGAGCCGTAGCCGCCGGGGATCGTGTAATCTTGCTCCTGCGTGCCGTACGTCGCGAAGTCCTCGTCGATGAACGGCGCGGTCGACGGTACTTCGACGACGTCGTCCGTCGAGCGCGCGGCATTGAGCGTCGAGTCCCACGCGAGGAAACTCGTGTACGCGAACGTCACTTTCTGGACGATCGATTGCTCATCGAGATCGAAGATGACCGGCTCGGAGCCCGGCTTGCCGAAGCGATCGGCATCGGTCCACGTCACCGTCGGCAGATCGGTCGGGACGTTCCGCACCATGACGAGCTGATACTTCCCGTCTGGTCCGATGCGGAGCGCGACCCCGAGCGGGCCGCCGATCCACTGCTCGAACATCTTGGACAAGAGCATCGGCTGCGTGACGCGGGCCACGAGCAGGAGATCGGGGCCGAGCTGCGCTCGCACCCCACCGCCCGTGGCGACCGGCGTCCACGACGCATCGCCGGGTTGCGGCGAGACGACGCCGACCGTCGTGTCATCCCACTGGATGTGCGCATTCACCCAGAGCGTGCAAAGCAAGTCGACCGGGTGCATCGAGATATGGAGCGGCGTGTCTTGCGAGATCCCAAGCACGACCGCTTTGAGCATCAGATTCGCGCCGGCGGCCGGCATCGGCACGCTGTTCCCGAACTGATCGACCGGTGCGATCGGTTGCAGTGTGACCGGGTCGATCCGATAGAAGTCGTGCCAGTCCACGAGAATCGATCGCGCGCCGGGGCTCCCTGTCTGGATGGCGCTCCCATAGATCAAGACCGGCGTCTTCGTGTAGCGCGAGCCTTGCTCGACCGCGTTGTTGTAGAACTGCGGGTACGCATTCACCGACACACGCTGCCCGGTCGATGGGATTTCGATCTGCAGGCAGATGCCGCCGATGATCCACCCCAGGCCCCCGAGCGTCGCGTCGACGACGCCACCAGCCGCGGTGGTGCTCACGCCCTTGGGCACACCGGCCCCGTTCGGGGAGAGGAACGTGCCACCATACCCCGTGGGACTGGGGCCGAACTGAGAGCAAAGGCTCGGGATGAGGGCGTTGGCCGAGCTAAAGTCCCACGGGATATTGCCACCCGACGCAAAGCGCCACGGTGGCTCACCCGGATTCTTGACCGGCTGTTTCCACCAGCCCGAATCGACGCGGATCTTCATCGACTGGGTCGAGGTCCCGAGCGTGAGCACGGTACACGACATGCCGCCGTAGTCCTGCACCATTCCCCAGCCCGGCAACAGCGTCGCCCAGAGTGGGAGCCAGTACGTCGTGTTCGGTGGCGGCGTGCTCGCCGGGACCGCGAGGATCGACACGTACGCCATCCCGTCGCCGCCGACCACGACGTAGCCGACCGGATACGTGCCGGCGCTGACGTAGATCCCCGCGGGAACCAGGCCCGGCGGCAGCACGGCCCAATACGTAGCGTTGGGCGGTTGTGTATTGCTGTTGTTCGCCGTGCAGATGTATTGCAGTCCATCGAGCGGGTTGGTGACGCAGATGCCCGGCGTGTACGCGTGCCCGGACCCTTGCCACGCGGGCGCCGGCAAGATCGACCCAGAGCCACCGACGGTGGCGACCGGTTGATGACCGCCGATCGGGCCGCCGAGTACGCACGTCCCCATCTCGAGGCTCGGGCTGATCGTTTGGAACACGGTCATCGATGTCTCGAGCCGTCGAGTCTCGCCGACCGTCCACTCATACACATCGGCGGTGACGAGCTGGAGCCGGTTGATGTAGCCCGCGCACACGACCTCGGGCCACGTCACCCCGCCATCGGAGGAGATCGACAGATATGCGCGGCGCGAGAGAAAGACGTTCCGGCCTTGCGCATCGCCCAAGGCCGCCGTAATCACGCCGCCCGGTGTGCCCGCGCCGGGGATGATCCCACCGGCCCCGAGCGTCGCGGGCGCATCGATGACACGCACCCGATACACCGCGCACGTCGGTGTCCCATTGAGCGGGTCGATCTCCGCGCCGTCGGCGTCCGGCTCTTGCGCGATATACGGGTAGCCCGAGCCCGCGACCGACGTAAAGGTGAACGCATCGATCGTCCCATCGGGCGCGTCGAGCGTCGACGCGTCGCGGACCCGGAGTTGCCACGCGCGCGCGCTACTCATTTCTGCGAGAAGTAGAGTTGGTTCAACCCGAGATACATCGTCGAGGGTGGCCCGTACTGCGACAAGAGGCCGCCGTAGGTCTGGTTGAACATCAAGAACTGCCAGCCCTTCGAGCTCGTCGCCTGCAGCATGTCGAAGCCCGGTACCGGCGTCCACGTCCCCGCGATCGTCGAGTCGTAGGCCAGCACCACGGCGCCGATCGGACCCGTCCAGATCTTGATATAGGCGTCTTGCGTGGTGCCCGGCGTCGTCTCCTGGCCGTAGATGAACTGGAATTCACGCCAGAGCGAGGCGCCGATATTCAAGCTCCCGTTCGGCTCCTGCGTGATGAGCGGGACATAGGGCGGTCCGATATCGAGACGCGGGTAGTTGTTGAACCCATTGACGCCACCGCCCTGCAGGTTGGCGATCACGTACCCCGTGGTGTCGTCGATCGCCTCGAAGCTGAAGACGTGGTTCTCGGTCGACTGTCCACAGCGGGGCTCCATCAACTTGAGACCCGTGATGAGCGGACCAGGCGCCCCGCTCGACCGGAGGACACTGGTGTTGTGCCAGTTGCGTGTTCGCACCTGTCCCTTCCCGAAGAGCACCCCGGCGACGGTGCCCCCGGGCTGGTTGAGCGACACACCCCATACCACGGGGTTGTACCCACCGTTCAGCTGCGGCGTGTACTTGACTTCGACCCCCGGCCCATCGGGGGCGAGTGCGATGTAGCTCGGGTCGATGCCCGACGCCGTCTGTCCGGTCGCCGTGTAGTTGTTGAATACCGACGGGATGACCGACCCTTGCGTCCACGTCCCGCCGTCCGTGATGGCAGGCGGTACGGTCATATCGCCGGTATTGATGACCGGCGTCATCCCGCTCGGCTCATTGCCGGTGCCGGGCCCAGCACACGTCACAGCGACCGTGCAGGAGAGACTCGTCCCATGCCGCGTGACCGTGAGTGTCGCCGCGCCCGCAGCCACATCGGTGACGAGCGCGCCGGCGGCGCCGGTCACGCCGGTCGTCGTCGTTGCCTTGCTCGGTGCGCTCGATACGACGTCGTACGTCGTGCCGGCGCCGCTCGCAGTAACCGGAACGCTGACGACCCATGGCGTCGCACTGCCGCCGCCCGTCGCGGTATCGGCGACCGTGACGACGACCGTCCCGACGCCACTACCGCTCACGAGTCCGGAACTATTCACCGAGCCGAATGCGCCGCCGCTGGTCACGGTATAGCTGTACGTCCGCGTTGCCGGCGTCAGCGTCCCGGTCGCACCGAATTGATCTTCGGTCTCCGGATGCAGTTGCACCGTGCCGCCGTTGACGCAGGTCGGCGAGCCGAAAGTCGGCTGATACGTGACCGTCGTCGGCGTGTACGTCGTCGACGAGTCCGTGCCGCCGCCGATGAGCGTGTACGTGCCGCTCGGTGTCAGGACCGGACCGCCGGATACGCACGACACGAACGTCGACGAGCCGGGCGCATCATCGAAGCGCCAGCCGGCGATGATCTGACCCAACGTCGGGATCGCGTCAGTCGTCGGCAGCGCGTTCAACAAATAGATCGAGTCAATAATCTGCGCGAGACCGCCCCCTTGGTACCCGCCGTTCACTTCGACTTGTCCGTTGCCGGCAATGACGGGGAACACGCCGTTGTACGCCGCCACCGAGTAAAACACGCTCGAGCCGCTCGCGAGTCCGTCGACGAGCGTGCCGGTCGCCGTATCGTCGTAGATCGCGTAGCCGTGGTCGAAGACGGAGTGCCGCATCCAGAAGAGCGCCACGATGTATCGGCCATTCGCGAGCGCTGCGTACGACCCCGGCGCATAGCTCGGCGTCGCGACGTTGCCGCCGCCCGGAATGTTCATCCCTAAGCTGAACGCACTGCTGCTGCCAGCCGTGAAGCCGATCGCGGTCTTTCTATTCGCGTCCGTGCTGTCGTCGACTTGCGCGAGCGGATAGCCGAACGTCGGGAAGCCCAGCTTCAGCCCGTCGACTTTGAAGCGGACTCGCCAGATCAGATCGCCGCTGCCGACGCTCTGTAGCGCCGGAATGTTGACGCACCGAGCGGTCGCGGCGGCCGCCAGACTGAGGAGACCCATTTATCGCCTCACGGGACAATACCGCCGTACTGATCGACGGTCGTAAAGGTGATGTCGGTCTGTTGGCCCGGTGCAGTCAGCACAACGCTCCCCGACGACGGCACGACGCCCGCACCGACGCTCGGCACCGTGGTTGCTTGCGCCGTCGCCGTCGCACTCGGAGTGAGTACGACCTTCGCCGTGATGTTCGCCGTCTGGCCACCGGCCTTGGGTGGACCGATCATCGCGGTCCCGTTCCCGTTATCCGTGACCGGCACATTCGCGTTGTCGCTCGACCACGCGAGCATCCCCGCCGTGTAGGGCAGCACCGTGCCGTCCGTATTCCGCACTACCGCGGTCATCACCTGTGCCGCGACGCCAGAGACCCCGACTTGCGGGGTGCCGGCGTACGTCGTCGCCGTAAACGCCATCGGGGACGGCGACAGGACCACCGAGCTCGCCATCTGGTTGACCGTCACGGTGATCGGGATAATGACTTGAGTGCCGCCCGCACTCACGAGAATCGAGGCTTGTCCTGGGGCGATCGAGGTCACATTCCCGTTCTGATCGACTTGGGCGATCCCCTGATTCGTCGACTGCCAGGTCACCGGGATCACGACGGTGTTCCCGGTCGCATCGGTGACGACCGCCGTGAGCGTCAACGGGTTGACACCGGCCAGCATGACGAGTGCTGACGGGGTGACGGTGATCGTGTAGAGCACCCCGAGCTGGTTCTTGTACTGACACAGCATCGGCGCCGCGACGGTGTTGAGCAGCGAGAGCGAGAGCGTGTACTCGACATTCTTCCGGTCGTACTTGAGGGCGCACTTGGCGCCCGGCTTGAGCCAGCAGGTATACGTCGCGTCGTAGAGGTCCTGGGTGACGACGACGACCGTGCCACCGGATTCGAGCCACTGCTTGAGCCGGAGCGCGACCGACATCTCGACGGCCGGGATATGCGTGATGTCGAAACTCGCCGTGTAGTCCGTCCGATAGATGAACTTGAAGGTCTGCCCGGTCGCCATCGCGACCGTCGCCGTGCCAATGTCCTCACCGTCCGGCAGCCAGTTCTCGAAGATCGGCAGCGTGGTGGGCAACGCAGCTGACCCGACGCCATCGGTAAAGGCGATATACGCATTCGGGTTCGCGAGGACTTGCGTCATTAGGAGAGTCCCGGCACGGTATAGCCGCGCCCGACCGCGTATTGGAGTGCTTTGACGAGCCCGCGCTGCATGCTCGGATCGTTGTAGCCGACGACGTTGATGATCGGTTGCACGAGGCCCGGGAACTGATTGCCGGCCGCAAATGGGGAACCGGCGGCGGGCTGCAGATAGGTGGCAGCCAGGATACCAGTCGGCGAGAGCGCACCGGTCGTCCCGCTGCTCCCTGAGCCCGGCGCCGCACCGCTTTGCGAGACCGCACTGAACGCGGCACCAAGCGCCATCAGCGCCACGCCCGCCGCGATCGACGCCGGCCCTGAGGTGAACGGGTTGGCGAGGAGTGGCGCGAGTCCCGACATGATGACGCCATACTCAAGCAGGGCTTTGCCGTGCTCCGTAAACATCTGCCCGAAGCCGGCCATCAACGACTTCCCAAACGATGCCAGCGCTTTCGAGAGGTTGCCCGTCTTGAACGCGCTCTCCATCCCGGCGCTCATGGCATCGCCGACCGCCGTCCACGCCTGCTTCGTTAGGTCGACGAACTGCGTCCGCATTGAGACGAGCGTCGCTGCCGTGCGGTCCTTCATCATCTGAGCGAGATCGACGCCCTTGTCTTTCTTCTCGACCGTCTGGAGCTCCTGCACCATTGCCGCCTTCTTCGCCGCGTCCTGCTCAGTCGCGATCCATTGCTTGAGCGCCGCGATATACGCGTCGAGGTCGATCGTGTTCTGCGCTGTGGCGTTGCCAGTCCGGTCGAGTGTGGCCAACGCCTGCCCCATCTGCTTGAGCGACGGCGTGAGATCGCGGGACGTCGTGTCGGCCAGATGCATCGTCGAGTCTTGCATCCGCTGCAGCGCGACGATCGTGCCCTCGAACTGGTTGCCCTGCATGCCGGTGGCGTCGACACCGGTATGTGCCTGGGCCTGGCCGAGCGGGCCGGTGTAGGTGGCGATCAGCGGATGCTCTTTCCGGTACGCGGCCGCGAGTGTCGCCGCGTCCGCGGCCGCTTTGGCTGCCCGTTCGGCCGCGGCGCCCTTCGCCGCCTTGACGTTCTCCGCGGTGATCGCTTGCGTGATATCGAGGATCTTCCCCTCGAGCGCGACTTCCTCTTTCAGGATATTGACACGGTAGCTGTCCGACTCGCCCTTGGACTTCATCCACGCGAGTGCCCCGGACGGCGCGAACGAGTGGCCTGATTCCTTCTCGACATCGCCCAAGATCTTGCTGACTTGCGGAGCGAGGAACGCTTGCGTCTGGCTGGCGTTCGGCGCCGACAGGATCCGGGACCATCCCTCGAGGACCTTCGAGAGGAGCGACATCGAGCCCGTGAGCATCCGCGCCATGATCCCATCGCCCGTGGTGAACGACGCCATCAGTTCGTCCCACGACTTCTTGACGTCGCCCATCGCGCCGGTCAGCCCGCTGTGCATCTGCTTCGCCATCCCGTCCGACGCCGCGTGCGCTTTGTCGAGCACGAGCGCCATGGCGCCTGCGAGGTTCCCCGTATCCTCCATCGCCTTGATGACTTTCGCCTCGTCGGTCGTGAACGTGATCCCCGCGAGCCGAAGCATCCGCATGCCATGCTCGGGGTCTTCGAGTGCCCGGCCTAGCTTGAACGCCCAGTCTTCGATCGACCCGCCGCGGTTCGATGCGAGGTCGGCCGAGATCTGCATCGCCCGCTGGAACACGTCGCCCTGCACGTCGCGGAAGATCATGAGCGATGCCGCGGCCTGTTCGATCTGCGGCTTGGAGAAGAGGCTCGTCTTGGAGAGCGACGTCGCCATCGCGTCGACTTGCCGCGCTGTGATGCCTGACGCATCGCCCGTGGCGCGGATCATCCCGGCGACTTTGAGTTGCGCGTTCTGCGCATCCTCGCCGGCTCTGACCATGTCCTCGAAGAGCCCGACGACCTTATCGAGCGCGACGAGTCCGATGATCGTCGACGTCAGCTGCGAGAGCGCGTCGTCGAGCGAGCTGACGCCGGGCTTCGCGTCGTCCTTGGCAGCCCGCCCGACGTCACGCAGCTTGTCCGCCGCCTCATCGGCACCGGTCGTCTGAACGACGACATCGAGCCCCAGGAAACTCGGCATCGCCTACTGCCCCGCGCCCGGGGGCGGCATGAGGCGCCACACGCCCGTGGTCGTCGCCTGCGCGAAGTCCTTTGTGGCTTCCTCATGCTCGCGCCACATCTTCGCAAGGCGCGACTCCCGCGCACCCTGCACACGGTTCTCGATGCGATCGTGCATCCGGTCCTCGACCGACTTGAGCATCTCTATCCCCTTGGTCCCGCCGACGACCGCTGCGGCAATCGCCGTGTGCATCTTGTACATCGCATCCGTGCGCTCACTCTCCCGCCGCACGCCATCGAAGTACTCCTGCTCGCGGAGCAGCTGGTACGCGTAGAGTGTCCGGACCCATGGCGCATTTAGGACCCGCCAGACATCGCTCCCACTGGCGACGGCGACGCGGTGGCAGATGTGACCGACGGAGTCTCGGGGGGCGAGCCCGGCGAGCCGGTCGGCGTCGTCCCCCTCACCCCGTTTGGGTCCAGGTCCTCGAGCGCGGTCTTCGTCCGCTCCTCCATGTCGATGACTGCTTTCCTGGCCGCGCCGATGATGCCGAAGATCTGCCCGAAGCTGAGGTCGGCCATTTCCTCGGGCGTGGCGTCCGGCATCAACTTGACCAGCATCGCGAGCGTGGCCGTGAGCTGCGCCTTCGGATCGCTGATCTGTTGGATGTCGTCGATCTCGACGGCCTGCAGCGCCGTCGGCGTCTTGAGGGCGCGGTGTGGCGCGCCCTCCACGAGTTGAATGCGGGCGACCACGCGCCGGAGTAGGGAATACTCCGGCACGTTGTGCCGCACGAGGCCGTTCCCGTCACTCACGGGAATGCTCCGGCTAGCATCTCTTCGATGCCGTAAGGGCAGTCGTCGAGCGTCGCCGTCGCCCCAGTGAACGGGTTGACCGCGCTCATGTCGAGGCATGCGTCGAACTCGACATCGAATTCGACCAGCGTCTTGTCTTTGCCGGCTGGCGCGTACTTGATGCAGAGAAACTTGTGGAAGCGGACCTGCACAAACGTCCCCGCGGGGCGCCGGAACGTGAGCCGGAGATCCGTGCCGTAGTCGGTAGGCTGATAGAACTGCGACGCCGGCTTCGCGAAGTAGACCAGCGACACTTGGCCCGACCCAGACACGCTTTGGAGTCCTGGCTCCATGAGCCCGAGCGGCGTGTGGCCGAACTGCACCAGCTTGCCTTTGATCTTCGCGTCGTACTTCGTGATGCGCGACAGTCCGACAACCGGCGATCGCATGCCGTCGAACTCTTCGTGCGTGACCGTCACCCCGCGATCGAACGAGAGTCCGCCTTTCGACCGCCCGATCAATGGCGGGGGCGTCAGGGTGTTCGCGCCGACGTACAGCGCGCCCGTATCGGGCAGGATGTCGGTTGGGAGATTACCATCCCAGCCGGGATAACTAGACATGATGGACTCCGGGTCGAGGCGTGGTCTGAGGCGTGGTCATCGTCCTACTCCTGTTTCCTGTCCGATGTACGACGGCCAGGTGAACCCATCGAATTGCATGTACTCGCGGCACACATCGCGGTCGGCCGGCTCGGTGTACGCGAAGTAGCTCTGCCGCATCCGCGTCGAGCGAATGACGCAGACGTCGTTCGGCATCTGCCAGTCGACGAGGCCGGCTTCGATCTGATCGGCGATCGCCGAGAGCGCAACGAGGTTCGGGCGGCTCCGCGGCCGATGCCAGCAATCGACTTCGAGCGTGAATGTCTGCAGCCCACCATGCGTGGTGCTGTCGCCCTGGCGCGCCATGATGCGCACGGTCACATACGGGAAGAGCGGCTTCTCGGGCGCCTTCACCATCCACACGCGGCCGCCGATGATGGTCGAGAGCGGAACGGGTACGCTCTGGCCGGGCTGCAGGTAGACGGCCGGAAGGAAACCCAGGATGCGGGCGATCAGCCCGTCGTAGATCCCTTGGGTGGATGCGGTGGAGGCGGTCATGTGTTATATTCCCAGACATGCCGCGTAAGCCACTCTTGCCGGGCTTTGTTGAACTGCACCGAGGCAGAGTCAACGAATGTTGGATCTACCCGACGAAACACGACCGACTCGGATACGGTACGGCGATGCTGAATGGGCGTAAGGGACTCGCGCACCGCATGGTGTACGAGATGCTCGTCGGCCCAATTCCCAAGGACGCTGAGCTCGACCATCTGTGCCGCAACGCGGGTTGCTGCAATCCGGCGCACCTGCAACCGGTTACGCATCTGGAGAATGTCCGCCGCGGAGATAGGCCAGCGGGAACGCGCTGTCGCGTCTGCGGCACGGCGAGAACCGCAGCCAATCTGTACGGCAGCAGATGTAAGGTCTGCGCGGCACGGCGGCAGCGGGAATACAGGGCGCGGATGCATGGCTAGTCCGACTCCATATAGGACCGCGCTAGCTCACTGAACACGTCCATCATCTCCGGCCCCGATGAATCCAATGCCGGCCCCCATATTTCCACTCGTTCAAATTGTCGAGTGAACAAATTCATATGGCCTTGTTCCCAAAAGGCGGCGTAGTCGACATCGGTGCCGACCGAGATCGCGCGGCCGCCATTGTCGCCGTCGTACGGATCGGAGATCGTGACCGAATTCATCACGCGGCCGGTGACGAAAGCTCCCGTCGTATAGCCACCAGCGAGCCCGCGCATCACTTCGTTGCGATACACGTAGCCCGCACCGATGAGACCCGCGTCGAGCGCGTCCGGCATCAGGTCGGCGAACTCGTCGGATCGGTCGAGGTTGATGGTGAGCGGCATTTCAGGCGCCCGTCCCGACCGAGACCGTGAGCGGGATGTTCGGCACGAACTCGCCGGCATAGCGGATGAGGCGGAGCAGCGGCAGCCGGTCGCCGCCCGCGATCCGCCACTGATCGCCCGTCAGTGGGTCGAGCACGATCGCGCCATCCGGCACCTTCGCGGTGTCACGGATGAGGATCGTCGCGCTCCGCTCCGCGCGCTCGGTCGTGGCGATTGTCTTGTCGGTCGCTTGGCCGAGTGGAATGATCCGACCCCACACAGTCGAGGTGTACGTGTACGACGGACTCTCGACGTTCTGGTCGAGAGTCGCGTCGCTGTACGCGTACACCTGTAGCCGCTGCGTGAGCATCGGCATTGCTCTTACGCGATCCCCATCTCGCCTTCTGCCTCGATGACGAGCGTGGTCACCGTACCCGCGAGTCCCGTGAAGAAATCCGCGACATCGAGTCGGAGTGCGCCATAGAACTCGATGTAGCTGTTGGCGGGCACTGACAGCGTGCCGCCCATGAACTCCGTGCCGGCCGCCGAGCCACCCGTTGCGCCGATGAAGCCGGAGAACGCGACCGGCGACGCCGACTTGTTGATGATCCGGATGTGCCGGAGGATGTAGTACGTGTTCGTGCTCGTCCCGGGAGGATTCACGCCACCCGTCAGAGTCGGCGGGTTGAACAAGTTGCCCGCCGATGCGGCCACTGCGACTGGCCCGAGTCGTACCGCTTTGTTGCTTGCCATGTTCGCATCCCTCGCTAGAGTGAAATTGCTATGCCGATCCGTGGCGCCGCTGTCCAAACAACCGAGCCCACGCCTGCTGTGTCGCCGTAAACGCCGTCGTCATCACGAGCGCCATATAGAACTGGACGGGATTCGTCCCGAGCGTTTGACCTGAATAACCGCCGAGAACCAAACAGCCTTCCGTCGTGTTCGCCGATGTGGCGATCGTGCCCGTCACCGCGGCCGTCCCGCCCACCGCGCTCGCCCCCGTCGTGCCCGTCGCGCTCACGCACGTCGTCACGATCTGCCCCGACGTCCGCGCCACGCCTGAATCGACCACCGTATCGGCGGTCCCGATGTTGCCTTCCCAATGCGGCGTGGTGTTCACGGCGAGGTAGAGATCCGTCGCATTTCCACTGCACCCGCCCAACACCGCCGCCGACCCGTTGCTTGCGCTTCCGGCGAACGTCGTCGATAAGACGGCGAGCATCGATCCCACCGTACCCGCAAATGCCAGTGTCGCCAGCGCCTGCGCCAACGGATCACCGGTCCCTGACCACACGACCGGTTGTCTCGGCGCCGTCGAGGCGATCGTCGGGAAGAGATTGCTGTGCAGGTCCGTCAGAGATGGCCCAAACCCAGCGCCCCGGAAGTCCGCCCACGCCGTCACGTTCAGCGTTGACAGCGTTTTCCCCATCTCGCAGTCGACGCACACCTTGACCTTGACGTCGCCGCCGAGCCCCGCCACTAATCGTCTCGGCGTAAACACCGCCGCCGCCATCATTGCGCCGACCATTAGTGGATCTGCCAGACGGTGCCGTCATCGACGAACAGCGCGGACATGCCGGGGGCGAGCGTGATCTGCAGCGTCGACCCCGAGTCGTTGATGGTGAGGCTAAAGGTCGACGCGAGCAGGTTGGTAATGCTCACGTTCTGCCCCAGAAAGTGCGTCGGCAGCTGGACGATCTCTGTCGCCGTCGTATTCGTGAGGTACCAGAACGCGCCGAGACACTGCGCGCTCGTCAGCGTCAGCGTGGCCGCGATGGCCTGCTTGAAGATCTGCGCGAGCCCGGCCGCACTCGCCTGCACGGGCGGGGGCGTCGTGATCTGATCGTACTCGAGCCCCGCATCTTCGCTGGACAGGAACACCGTCATCCCACTGCCTGTCCCGCTTGCGCCCTGCGCGCCCTGCGGCCCCGGAGGGCCGGGGACATGCATCGGCTCGTCGGGCAACTCGGGGTCGAGGATCATGTGCACCGCGGTCGCCGGACCCGTCGCCCCCTGCGCGCCCGGCGTGCCCGGCGGCCCGGGCACATGTAGTGGCTCGTCCGGTAACTCGGGCTCCATCACCATGCTGACGGCTGGCGCGGCGGCGATGCCTGCTGTGCCTTGTGCGCCCTGCGGCCCTACCGGTCCTGGCACATGCAACGGCTCGTCCGGCTGTTCCGGCTCCCACACCATGCTGACGGCAGGCACCGCCGCCACGCCCTGCGCGCCTTGCGCGCCAGCCGGGCCGGGCGGGCCGGGCACATGCAGCGGTTCGTCTGGTAGTTCGGGCTCCAGCACCATACTGACGCCCGCCGAACCGCTCACACCCTGACCGCCAGGTGCACCGGGCGCTCCGGGGATCATCCACGGGTCGTCGGGCACTTCCGGTTCGATCGCGTGAACGGGACCGGCTGTGCCTGCGACGCCCGCCGTCCCCTGTGGGCCCGGCGGCCCCGGTACGTGCAGCGGCTCGTCCGGTAGTTCAGGCTCCAGCATCATGCTGACGCCAGTCGCGCCTGCAGTTCCCTGCGCGCCAGCAGCGCCCGGCAAGCCAGGCACCATCATCGGATCGTCAGGGACGTCAGGTTCGATCGCGTGCACCGGGCCCGCGATCCCCGCCACGCCCGGCGTTCCAGGCACTCCCGGTGGCCCCGGTATCTGCATCGGGTCGTCAGGCACGTCAGCGTCCACCACGATCACCTGACCCGCCTTGCCTACTGCGCCCGCCACGCCTGGTGGCCCCGGCACCTGCATCGGGTCGTCGGGCGTGTCGGCGTCCAGCAGCACCGTCACACCGGCCGGCCCCGCCGCGCCCTGTGCCCCTTGCGCGCCCGGGAGTCCTGGCGGCCCGGGAATCTGCATCGGCTCGTCGGGCACATCGGCGTCGAGCACCACTGTCACACCGGCAACGCCTTGTGAGCCCTTTGCGCCAGCAGGGCCCGGGACCATCATCGGGTCGTCGGGCACCTCCGGATCGATGACGTGAACAGGACCGGGCGCACCGGCCTTGCCAGCCACGCCCGGGCCACCAGGCACGCCCTGATTCACCTCGACGACTGGCGCTTGGCCAGGACCGGTGACAATCACGGGGCCGGTCACGGGACCGTCACCCCGGCTTCGAGGATGAACGGACCGTGCAGCCAGCGCACGAGCAGCCCGGACGACAGCGCGCGATAGTCGTAGGTGTAGAGGCCTGGCGCGAGCGTCGACATGATCGCTTCGAGCACGGTCGGCGTGATCGTGCCTGCCACGCCGCCATTCACGAGCGAACCACTGGCGGCAACGTCAAGCAGCAGCGTGCCGCCAATCTCGTCATAGACCTGCATCGAGCTGACCCACGACGTGACATCGGTGGGCGTGCCCGGCGTCGACTCGAAGGTGAACGGTTGCGCGAAGTCCGCGTTGTTCGAGCATCGGATCGGCCAGTAGCTCGCGATCATACGCCGATCGCCGCGTTCAGGCGCTCGCGCGTCACAACCCCGACCTCGACCAGCACGTTGAGGATGCCGACTGCATCGTCCCGGAGCTTCTGGAGTTGGCCGCACTCGTCCGCGTAGCCCCGGGCGACCGCGCGCCGAGTCGCATCGGCGTCGAGAATCCTGTGGTCCATCTCGAGTAGCCGCCGCCGCATGTCCGCGTTTGAGGCGCGCAGCGCAGCGATCTGCTGTTCGGGTGTATAGAGCCCGTTGCTGTTCATACGCCGATCGCCGCGCCCGCACCGGGCAGCGCCGACAACAGGGTGCAGATCCGCGGCGGCAGTCCACTCGTGTCGAACGACTGCGTCACGCCACCGCCAGCGCCCACCGTCTTGAGCGCGGGGTTCGGTGAGTCGAAGAGCCACGCGACGATGTTGCGGATCACGAGGCTCGCGATCGCGCGGTACTTCGTGGCCCACTCCGGGTGATTCACGAGGCCCGCGTGATACGTGATCGTGTACGGACCCTGGCCGAAGTAGGTGCCAGGGTTGCCGTAGAGGATGCCGGACAGCGGGTCGAGCCGGTACGTCGTCGGGTCGACGAGCGTGCCATCGAAGCCTGAGACGACTGGGTACGGCAGCAGCGCGACCGGCCGGCGCGCGAGTAGAAGCGACATCGGCGAGGAGAACGTCGCGGTCGGCTGTGATTGCGTCGTGTCGTCGAGCTCCACGTACACGGTGTCAGCGACCGGGACGCCGGTCTTTTGCTGCACGATCGACTCGGCCGCAGCCATGAGCGCGGCGAGCTCGCCATCGACCGACGTGTCGCTCAGATCGATGTGACACGAGACCTTGAGGTCGTCGAGCGTCGGGAGCGGCGCGAGACTCATACGTCACTCATGCCGGTGACATCGGTGTCCACAGTTTCGGGCGACGCGGTGTCCCGCTGCCCAGTTCCATCAGCTGCTCGCCCATGCGACAGGCGTCGCCTGGCTGTAAGTCCACGACTGCCTCGCCGCCGTGGTCCGCCCAAATGCGAACGCGCACCGTTCGGTCCTTCTCGTTCCGGCCTACGCTGATGTGCGCTTGCGGCGGCGTCATCGCGTCACCATGGGTTCGGGCACCTGATAGCGCTTGGGCTCGGGCGCTGGCGTATGCACCGGCTCCCCACGTGGCACGTGCACGGGCTCACCTTGCGGTGTCGTGATCTTGCCCGGCAGTGGCAGCGGCGGATCTTCCGGCGCCTTGAGCCACGGGTAGTCGTCGCCCGGCCGCATCGCGGGCACCGTCGCGCCATCCGACGGAGTGTGGATCGCCTGACGGATCTTCTCCTGCAACTCAGGCTTCCCACGCTCAGCCAGGACGTTCAGGTACATCGCCGACACGCGCTCGTAGGAATGCCAGTGCCACACGTACCGCCGCATCTTCTCGGCCGCCTGCTCATAGACGAGCGGCGCTTCGATCAGCGCGGCGATCGCCTCCTCGAGCTGCGCGGCATCATCGGCGAACAGGTACGGGCAATAGCCTATATGAGCTTCATGGAGCCGCTTGGTCCGTGCGTCGCCGGCGATCACTGGCATGCCCATGGCGCCCGCCTCGAGCCCCGAGCCTTGGAGGCCCAGCCAGAACGAGTCAAAGCACGCGTCGCACGTGGCCTTCCACGCGAGCGCTTGCGGATGTTTGTGGCCTTCGATCAGCACGGCTTGGACTTTGAGTCCTTTGCTCGTCAGTCGATCGCAGGCCTCGAGGAAGACGTCGGTCCCCTTGATCGACCGGTACGTCGGGCTGTGCGCAATCCGAAACGGCCGGCTGTACCCGCCACGGCCGTGGGGGGCATACATCGCCCTGAGCGCGGCGAGCCGACGCACGGGTTGCGTCATCGGCACCCACGCGAGATCGCCGTACTCGCTGTGGTCCAACCGTGCACCGATCTGGATCGCTTCGAGCCGGTCGTCCCGCCGCTGATCGACGAGCCGTGACTGCGGGCCACCGGTGGCCGCGTCTGACGGGTGCACGGAGCCGTGGTAGTTCACGACGAGTTGGCCTTTCCAGCGGACCATCGTATACGACAGCGCCCACGTGTCGACGTGACAGTGCACCACGTCGGCCGTCCCGATCGCGACGGCCAGCACGGACCGAGACTTCCCCATGTCGAGCTGTCGGTAGTTCGTGTACGGGTTCTGGTTGCCACCCCGGAAGAGCGCCGAGGCGTGTGGCGTCGTGTGATTGATCGCGGAATGAAAGCGGTACGCGGCCGAGCCTGGGTCATAGGCACAGGTCTGGGCAATGGTGAGCGCGCCGGGCGTGCGCTCGCCGGTCCACACATCGGCATCCACGTCATCATCGGCGCCCAGATCTTCCCCCAGAATGACACGGCCCGGCCGGGTCCACCACCGCACGTACGCGTCGGCTTGGGCCGGGTCGCTCGCATCCACGACGCGATCGATGTGTGGCGCGATCGCGTCGTGGACTTGCTGCGAAGCAAAGCTGTGCGCCACTACTTCGGCTCGCCTGGCTGCGGCTTCGGGTCTGGCTTTGGTGCGTTCATCGTTTCTCCTGCTAGGTGTGGATGAGCAACTGCACGAACGGGGAATGCGGGTCGATCTCGACGCCGCCGCTGGCCTTGTAGGCGTACGTCCCATCGGGGATCGGGATGCCGCCGCCGCGTGCGAAGAAGCGGTACGACATCACGTCCTGGAAAAACGCCACATGAATGCTCGACTCGACGGTCAGCTGCGCCCTGAGCCCCACGGCATAGAAGTCGGGGTTGATCAGGTTGATGTCGCCCGTCTGCCCGGCAGTCGGCAACAGATCCGACTCGATGACCGGGATGCCGAGCAGGGTCGTCCCCGGCTTGCCGCGGAGATCCGTCAGGAACGTGACGAATGCGGTGCCGGTCGTCCCCGCAGGGAGCGCGAGGGCGAAGATGTACGGCATGGTCCGACGCGACACGAGCCAGTAGCTGTTCGGCCCGTGCGTGTGGTAGCTGTACATCGTGAACGCGTCCTGGGTGGTGAACGTGTTCGCGGTCTGTCGGTCGAGCGTCAGGAGCGCGGGGTTGGCTGGGTTGAGTGCGCCCAGTGGCATCCCGAGGCCGGTGCCGTCGATCGTCATGTGCTCGTTCATTGCGTTCATCACCTGCCCACCCACGAGCGAGGTGACGACCGGCTGGATGTCGCCGGTGAAGTCGTCGGCGATCGTCTCATCGCCGATCTGGGCCGCCGCCGCGTACTTGTACATCGTGAGCACGCGCTGACTGAACGCGGGCTCCAGGATCGGCTTGGTCCCAGCCTCACCGATGATCGTGACGTTGGCGATGCCGGACGTCGGCCGCGCGTTCGTCGGGTCCGTCTGCCGCACATACGGGATGCGGAGCGTGCGGCCGCTCACTGAATAGCGGCGCGCATTCTGGAGCAACCCGTACTGTTCGTTGTCGATCATGAAGATCGACTGCTCCTGCTGCAGTGGCAGCAGGTATTCCGCGCCCGAGGTGTCGCCGGCCGTGCCGACAATCGTCCGCGTGACCATCTGGACTTCGTCGAGCACCGCGCGCTGCTCGGTGGTCAGACTCTCCCGAATGCCTCGATCGGCCCAGGTGGCCTTGAGGAAGTCGTTCGGGGTGTCGAACACGGAGAGGATCTTGGTCTGGAGCTCCTTCGCGCGCTTCTGCCACCCGCCCTTCGGCGTCTTCTTACTCACCATCGTGCCCTTGGTACCGGGCCCGTCGACGCGTTGCATCCGGTCGACGCGGGTGTTGCCCTCCTCGTCTTCGGTGACGGCATGCGTGTCGCCGCCCTGGCGCTGGACCTCTTTCTCAGGCGTAAACTCGGCGAGCATGTTGGAGCGCGCCATCAGCGTGTCGTACTCCTTCTTGGTGGCGGCGAACTCCTCGGCCGTGAACTTCGCCTCGGGATCGCCGATCTTGTCGATGAGCACCTTGGCTTTCGCCCGGAGCTCAGTCGCTTCTCGACTCTTGGTTACTGGCACAGCGGTATCCTCACGGAGAAAGCAGAGTGTGCAGTCGCTTCATCTCGCTCCGCACAAAGGCAATGCGCTCGTCGAGACCGACTGTCGCTACTGTCGTCGCCGCTGATCGGATCTCGCTATCCGTTGGGGTGTGCCCATTGGCGTTGCGATTTGCCCCAGCGTCGGGGTGGGTCAACTCACCGAGGCCGAACTCACGCGCCACGGTGAGCAGTTCTTTGCGCGGGACGGTGGTCAACAACGTCCGGAGCGCCACCAGCTGCGCGTGCACCCGCTCTTCCGGCGTGCGGCGCGCATGCATCACTTCTGTGCCCGGGACCGCCGGCATCGGCGTCACCGAGATCTCCGCGAGCTCGACCTCCTTGAACGCGAAGATCTTGTCCTGCGGGTCGCTCGGGTCCGGCTCGTAGTCCGCGTCGCGGATATAGACGCCGACCGAAAGACCGGTGAAGGCGTTGGCCGTAATGACCGTCTTGCAGTAGTCCAGGCCCGAGCGGCCCGCGTCGGTATCGAAGCAGTCGGCGAACATCATGAGTGCGTTGCCGATGTCCGGCGTCTCACGGACCACGCCGATGTGCGCCTTCGTCTCATGTTCGTGGTCGAGGAACAGCTGCACCTTCCCGGACGCCACCTTCTCGGCGCGTGTCTTATCGAAACAGCCAGCCTTGAACATCGTGCCGTAGGCGTCCGCGACGCCGTAGACGCACGCGCGGCCGGTGATGCTGCCGGCGATGCCGTCGGGTAAGTCGCCCTTCGCGCGGTCGATCAGGCGCGGAACCCACGGCCGCTGGACGAGCTGACGTTCACGCATCGCTGTCATGTGCCCTCACCTGGGTCGCCGTCAGTCGTGTCGTCCTCACCGTCGTCAGACGTGGTGTGGTACAACAGGCCGCACCGGCAGTTGATGACCTCTTCGGGGTCGCCGTCCTCATCGCCCGGATAGGCACATCCGTTGTCAAACGTCTCGTCGATCGGGATCTCGACGCCGTCGAGCTCCGCGTGGGAATCGCGAACGAGCGCATCGCCCTGTGTTAGCCATTCCTTTGTCTCGACGACGCCGGACAGGTTGGCCGACCGATACTCGCCCTCGTTGAGTGCGCCGATCGCCTCGGTGCGCGCGATCATGCGGGCACGCATGGCGGTCATGTCGTCGCCGAACGCCGTGCTCGAGACGAGATCGGCCATCTCCTTCATCGTCATGCTCGAGTCGAAGGCCAGCGACATCGCGGCCGTGATCTGTTCCTGCGTCGTCGGGCCGACATTGGCGGCCAGGTTCTTCGCCCGGCGTTTGATGGCGAGCGCGACCTGTGGGTTGGAGAGATCCCAGTTGACCGACAGCGCAGCCGACACGCCCATCCCACCGGTATCGACGGCCTCGCTGATGAGATCGGCGAAGTCCGACTCCCAGTCGAGAACGAAGAGGCCGCCCGGCACGCGGTAGAGATCTTTGATCTCCTTTAGGGCGGCATTCACATGCGGGTCGGGGATCGTTGCCCGAAGCGCGCGGCCATGCGAGTGGTGGCGAATGATCTTGTCGACCTTGTCGCGCTCGATGCGGAAGCGGATATGCGCCGCTTGCTGCATCTTCGGCTCGTGCCGCTCGGCTTTCGATTGCAGCGCCTGCCACGCGGCCGTCCGTACCTCGGGTGCCAGCGCTGTGCGGCGCTGCTGCAACGGCTGCAGCACCTCGGCGCCGCTCGTCGAGCCAGGCTCGGACGTGATCACCGACTTTGGCGTCGGCTTCCCGCCCGGACCGCCCGCAGGTTTCTTGTCCTTCGGGTCGCCGCCACCCTTCCCCTTGTCGCCGGTGTTCGCGCCGGCTGCGGCCGCTTGCGCACCGGTCTTGATCGCGCCGACCCGCGCGTCGTGCATCTCCGACTGCTGGTCCACCGCTGCGAACTGCTCGGCGACGGGCATGATCTTCGTCAGGCTCGGCACGTAGAGCGTGTCGGTGTCATCCATCTTGTCGGGTTGCCCGACGTAACTCCGACCCTCTTCGCGCGAGAGCAGGCCGCCGACGACGGCCGCCGTCACACGCGTCCACGTCTCGGTCTCGTCCTCGGTGAGCTCGGAGAGCGACTTACGCGAGAAGCGGCAATACGCGTTCGGGCCAAACTCCGGCATGAACCACGTATTGAAGAACGCTTCCCAGTCCCGCATCTGTGGCAGCACGGTCTCTTGGATCAGCCGGAAGCGCGCCTCGAGGAACTGCTTGCCGGAGAGCCCGCCGCGATCACCGGCGCCGACCGCGGATCCCACACCAACCGCCCGCGGATCGACGCCGAAGCAGGCACAGATATCTTCGCGCGCGACTTGCCGAAGGTTGGGGAACTCCAAGTCTTTGAGCGTAAAGCCGATCTGCTTCACGTCTTTGACGCCGCCCATGAACGACGTCTTCCCGCGATCGCCGCGGCCGATGTTCCGCTCGTAGTACCGATCCTTGAGCTTCTGTGCTTCATGCTCGCCCAGGAGTGCGTCGAGCATGATAATCGTGCCCGCCGTCCCATCGTTGTGCACGACCTGGCGTACGTAGTTCGACGCTTCGTTGTCCGTCGAGATGTCGAGCAGCGCGGCGGCGGCCCGTGGGTAGCCGAAGATCCAATCGGTCGCCGTCATGTCGGCGCAGTGCAGCATGTCGAGCGCCGGCGTCCGGTGCCGGACCCCATACCGATCGCGCCAGTCGTAGAGGATCGGCTCTTCGGTCTCGGCGTCGAGATACACGTACATCAGTCGCTCGGGGTGCACGAGGCGGAGCATGAACGGCAGGCCGCCGCCGCTCGACTGGCCTTGGCGGTCCGACGTCGCACCCTCACGAATGATCGCCGCGAACCAATTGCCGTAGAGCGAGTAGTGCACACCGATCAGCTGACGGAATCGGTGCGGGCTCATCGAGAAGTACGGGCGATCGAACACGGCTTGCGCGGGATGCTCAGGGAGGAGGATCACATCGCCCGCGCCACCCTTCTGGACCGTCTCCTTCTCTTGCAGCTTCCGGTACACTTCCATCGGCACGGCGGCGACGATGTTCGTAATCAGTCGGACGCAGGCCATGACCACCGGGTGCTTCTCGAAGCCGATGAGCCGCGCCTGTGTGCCGTCCCGCTGCATTGTCGACGGCGTGTCGCCTTTGGTGATCGACCAGCCGGCTTGGTTGTTAGCCAGTCCCCAGTTGCCGACCGAGCCCGCGGACCGACGTACGAGCGCGCCGCTCCCGTTCACCGAGGACGGCGTGGACACGCGCGCGACGCGCTGGCGTTCGGCCAGCACGGCGCGCGTCGAGTCCGACAACAGGCGTTGCATCGCGGGGAATGCCCCGCGAGTTACGCGGCCGGTGCAGCGGGTGGCAGAATACTCGTGTCGAGACTCTGGATCACTGCATCGTGCGCGGCGATCGCAGCGGCCTGCGTCTGCAGCGTCGAGTCGACCGTGTCGAGTCGAGTCCCAAGTGCGGTGGCATCAGCGGCCGAGATCCCGCCACTGCTCACACCTGCCTGGAGCGCAGCCTGCACGTCGGCAGACAGCTTCGTCATGTCGGTCGCCACCTGCGTCTGCGCGGCCGTCTGAGCCGTGCTGTCAGTCTGTAGCTTGTCGATCTTTGCGTTGAGGTCGTCGATGGCGGCCATGATAGTCCCCAGCTTAGAGAGAATGGTGTCTAGGCGCGTGGTGAGCGCGCCTAGCGAAAAGAATGAGCGGAGCCAGTTCACGAGCTGCGGGAGAGCAGCCGCTGCACGCCGACCGAGCTACCGGTTGCGCTCAAGCCCGCAGCCACACCCGCCGTGTACGCGGTCGCCCATGCGGCCGCCGTCTGGGTGATGCCGCTCGAGGCGCCAGCGCTGGCATCGCTCGTGATGTTCTGTGTGGCGGCGACGATCACGACCTCGACGCCCTCGGTCTGGAACTGGTCGAGCGTCGGCGACCGCATCGCCCAGTACTGATCGACCGCTTCGCCCGGTGAGGCCGCGACGAACCACGCGACGCCGCCATTGGACGACCGCACGCGGTACACGTACGTGACGCCGGGATACCCGTAGTTACCAGCCATGATCGTTATCCTCGTCGATGTTGGTGGGGCCGGTCATAGCGGACATCATGGCCGGGACGGACACGGAGTCGGGGCATCGTCGCCGCCAACCACCGGCGGATCGCCACGAGATCGAACGGCGTGGCGGGCCGTGGCAGATCGATCCCGAGCCCATCGTGCGAGAGTCGCGCGTCGGGAACAATCGTGCGGAGCACACCGCCAGCCGCGAACCACGCGTCGGTGAGATTGACGGTGCGCTCAGGCACGCTGGCGCTCCTGGCTGAGCCGCTGCTCGCGCATGGCGCGGTTCGTCGCTTGAAGCTTCTGCCAGATCTCGGGATGCGCGCGGTAGTAGCGCTTGCCGTATTCGGATTTCCGCTTCGCGCTTTTCTCTGCGCTCTTGGCGAGACACTCCTGACAGCGCGCGGGCGGACGTGCACCGATGGTGGTGAAGAGTCCGACGTCGCCCGAGCGCTCGTAGATGTCGAGCCCCGTACAGCCACACGTGTAGTGGACCGGCATGCAGATGTGGCGGCTCGGCACGCCGGTGACGAGCACGTTGTGCCAGCGCGGGCCGCCCATCAGTTGCACCATCATGCGGTGCAACCCAGCGAGCTACACGACGAACACCTGTGGCCCGATGAGGAGATGCGAGAGCGCCCACACGAGCGCGTCAACGCGATCCGGTGAGGTCGAGATCCCACCGCCCGCGCGCGTGAGCAGATCGTGCTCACTCCGCTCGTCGGGGATGAACGTGCACATCTGGTCCTCGAGTGTGCCGAACGTCCCGACGTGGTGCACGCGCTCCTGTTCGTACAATGCCGCGACCGGCTCAGCGCGTATGCGCTTGCCGCGGGATGCTGTGACTTTGGTGATGGCGAGCGAAGGGTCGACAACTCTCAGCGCCTCTTCTACGAGGTCACCGCCATTGTTGACTTCACATACAATGCGGTCTGCCGAGAGGGCTCGATAAGCGTTGGCCACCTGTTCAGGCCAGCGTGAAGCTGGGTATCGGCCTGACACATCGCGGAGAATAAAGGCGTGGCCCTTCCACGCGCCCGTCCCCAACGCTGCCGCAATAATACCCGTCTCGTTGCTGTCCGCGCTAGAGGTCACCGCCGGGTCGACCCCGATGACCAGCCGGCCGAGGCTGGTGAGCGCGGGGTGATCCGGCCCGACTCGGTTGTGTTCGATCAGCGAATAGCGCCAGAGCGCGCCCGGGATATCGGTCAGGAGCTCGGCGTAAATCTCCTGGCGTCCGAGCGTCGTCCCTTCGTAGCGCTCGACGACATCGGTCCACCACGAGTCGGCCAGGTTCGCGCGATTCGCGTGGCTCGAGTCGGTCGTCACGATACACGTGCTCGCCGCCTGCTGCGATTCTTTCAAGAGCGACCGAATCAGCGGGATCGGCTTAGGCGTCGTGGTGAGGACCACTTGCGGATGCTCGCCAACCCTCAGACCGAGCAGCGCATTGTCGAACGACGCCTGCGGGTACTGCCAGCTCGAGATCTCGTCGAGCCACGCGAAGGAGCTATTCAGTCCGCGGAACCGGTCCGGCTCGGCGCCCGACCGCACGGAGCCGATGACGCCGTTGGGCCACACGACCCGCTGCTTCGACGGCGCGTAGTGCGGCGTGAAGTCGGCGGGCGAGGTCGCGAGGATGCCAGCCGGGCCCTGCACCATGATATCACGAGCATCGGACGGTGTCGCAGCGCCAAGCAGGATCATGGCGTCATGGCCGAGCCGCGCGCGTCGGTTCGTGACGTTGGCGCCCGTCCATGTCTTGCCGGCGCCCCGTCCGCCGAGCAGGAGCCATTTGTGCCAGTTACCCGTCGGCTCCCGCTGACTCGCCCGTGCCCAAAACTCGTAGTCCTTGGCCCACGCCAGAAACGTCGACGTCGGCATCTTGGCGATGATCGATTCCCGCACCGAGGGCGGCAGCGACGCGAGATAGTCGGCGGAGTACGTCCCGCTTCGCTTCGTGTGTGTCGGCAATGGTCTCCCCCGTGCTCAGCTGCAACTCTTGTTTGTAGTTCTGGCCCAGCACCGAACGCGCCAGGTGTAACACGGTCGGCACGTCGTCTTTGTCGAGTAACCGCTTGAGTGCCATGCGGATGGCGTTCTTTTCTTTGGCGTGTCCGCGCTGAATAGCAGTTACGTACCCGCGCCTCGACAACGTGGCCCTCGACAAGCCGGTGAGGAGCGCAATCTCATCCCACTGGCAGCCGGCTGCGGCCATCGTTTCAACCTGCTGCTCCGTGTCAATCTGCTTTTGTTTAGCCATCACTCGGGTGCTCGCGCGTCGTCTGAAACGTCGGCTCGGCGCCCGTTCGATCGACGACGCGCACCGCGCACCCCATGACCGCGGTCGTACAGAGGTGCACGAACATGGTAGCGAACTCAGTCGAGACGTACATCGTGCCGTGTCCGATCATGTGGCCTGGCTCGCCGAGTGAGACGCGGACGCGTCGTTGCCACTGGGGCTGATGGCGGTCGACCTCGAGCGAGAGGATCACGTGATCCCATGCCTCGCACGGATCGTGGCTGATGCGGCGACGATGACCTTCGACCGGTTCGCGAACTGCTGCTCGTCGGGTGTGAGCTTCCGCATGCGCATGCGACTGTCGTACTTCGCCACCGCGCCACAGCTGTTGCAGATGGCGAAGTCGTTCGGCCGCGCCATCACCGGCTCGACGAGGTTGACCATCGCGTTGAGCTTGGCGTTGCACACCGGGCAGCGCTGGGCCGGGACGGGGAGTTCGGGCGAGAAGGCCATCAGCGACCGTCCGCGCCTTTCTTCGGGATGATCGGCACGGTGAGTCGCTTCTCGAGTGCCTCGAGCGCGACGCCGCTCGTGTCGGCCGCAGTCGGGTATCGCTCGCGCAGCAGCGCTTCGATCGTGTCTGTGTGGCGCGTGAGATCGGGCACCAGCGGGCCGTACGTTGTCGGATCCGTGCGCACGATGGTGAGCATGTCGCGGAGTTCCTCGTGCAGCGGCACGAGCGCCACGCGCAGATCCTTGGGCGGGCCGCCCTCGTTGAGCGCCGGGATCTGGTGGCCTTTCATGGCGCGGAAGGCGGCGAGCTGAGCGCCCATCGTGTCGAGTCGCCGCGCGATCGTATCGAACGTCGGGGTTGTCATGGTGTGCCCTGTTTGAGATATAGCGCAGCGTGCTCGGGTCCAGCGAGCGCATCGGCGAAGCCGGCCTGGTCCTGCGGGAGCAAGAGCGCGAGCAAGAGACACGCGCCGCGTCCGACATCGCGCCGATGCCAGCTTGGCGAGCCAACGCCCCAGAAAAGCAGCGCAGTATGCACCTGCAGCACGCGCGCCATGAGTGCGGCGCCGAGCGGCTCGCGCAACTTGGACTGCGCCATTGTCATTTGGGCGCGGGTGCCGTCCATGAGTTCGACGTGACACTCGACGGTATTGGCGACGAGATCGTAGATAACGCGGCTCGTGAGGAGTGGGCGCACGTATTCGTATTCCGCCACGGGCACATCGATGTCGACGACCTCTTGGATCGGCGACTCATCGACGGACTGATGCAGGTAAGGCACGATCGCCCGCGCAGCTTTCTCGATCTTCTTCTGACGGCGCGTCATGCGGGCCGCCCGAGCCAGTCGCGCACGACTTCGACGCCGCCGAGCAGGTAGATAATGCCATGCTGATCGCACAGGCTGTGGAACCGTTTCTGTGTCTGCGTCTCGCGCGCCGTGCTGTGCTTGACTTGGACATAGGCGTGACCGCGGAGCGGCGAGAACGTGATCTGATCCGGCACGCCCGGCGTCTGTGGCACGCGTCCGCTCACGGCCAGTCGGTAGACGTCGCACTCGCACTGCCTGAGCAGCGAACACACGCGCTCGTACTCGGGCCAACCCGACGCCTCGTCCCGGGTCGAGCGGTTCATCGGCCGCGCGTCGCCGGCGTGGCGGGTGGCAGCGGCGTCAGCGGCTCGCCTGGCTCGGCGTCGCGAGGCTGCCAGCGCCAGCGGAGCCAGGTCCGCGCCTGCTGGACTTCCGAGCCGTTCATTTCGCGCTCGGCCTCTTTCTGGTCGAATAGCACAACGCGCTCGTCCGAGCCGAGCGTGCAGGTCGATGGGAACGGCGGCTCTTTGCCTTTCGGCTTCGGCGTATCCGGTGGCTTGGACTGGAACACGATCGGCTTCGTGCCGTAGGAGCTCGCGATTACGAGCGTCGGCCGGTTCTGGGTCCACGTGCCGTCGGCGTTCCGGGTCGCCGGCTGTGGACTGAACTTGACATAAACACATTGCTGGTAAGTCTGCTGTGGCTGTGGAGCTGTCATCTGGATGCCCTCTGTTTGCGTTGATATTCACGGCTGATGGCGTTCGCGCAAGCACGGCACCGGCGGCCACCCGTTGGTCGAGCCCACGTGTTCTCGGGTGTGAACTCATGGCCGTGCTTGCAGTGTGTCTTGGCGCCGCCGGGATTCCAGCCGCGGCCCTTGGCTGCCATGTCGCGCATGTTGTCGCGGTGAGTACCAGCAAACAGGTGCGCGACGTTCACACAGGCCGGGTTGTCACACGAGTGCATCACATGCACGCCCTTGGGCAGCGGACCGTGCGTAGTCTCGTAAGCCCTACGGTGCGCATACACCTGGCCGTGCCCGGTTCGCTGGTATTGCTCAGCGTCGTACACCTGGCCGTATCCGGCTTTCGTCCGCGTGCCCTGCCATTCGACGCAGTCAGAGTTCATACGGACCTCGAACGATGGCGCCAGCCGTCGGGGCAACGACGCGTGGCGACGGCATCGTGGGTGCGGGGAAGAGCGCGCGGATCTGCTCGAGGGTCCACGCTTTGTATGCGTCGGTCATGGTGTCCGTCAGCGAATCGGCGCGCGCGCGGTGCATGTACACGGCGTGCGGCATGGACTGCGGCCGCGTGTAGTGGCCGATCACACCAGCGGCTTCAGCTTTCGCCGCGAAGTGCCAGTCCTCGTTGCCGCCTGTGAAGCGTTCGTCGAACCCCTGCAGGCGATCCCAGATGGCGCGCCGCCAAACCGCGCAGCCCGGAATGGGGTTCCGCTCGAGCACGGCGCCCGGCCGCCACGGACCGGGGAACCACTCGCACGTCCGCGTCCCGAACTCTTTGACGCGTGGGTAGGCGCACGGCGCAGCTGGCACCGATGCCAGTACACTCACCATGAGGGCGACGTAGTTCGCCGACAGCATGTCATCGGCGGCGAGACAGGCGACGAGCGCGGGCGGGTCGGCGTGCGTCGCGAGCATGGCCATCCCGAAGTTGACGGCCGGTGCGAGTCCGTGGTGCGTGGGGCGCACGAGCATCACCCGATGCGGCGCGCGGCGGCGATCGTCGATCCACCGCGCGACACGGTCCCCGGTGCCATCGGTCGAGCCGTCGTCGACGACGACCGCCACCCACTCCGGGGACGACTGCCCCCGGAGTGAGTCCAGCGCATCGGCGACCCACCGCACCGCATTGTACGCGGGGACGACGAAGCCGATGCGGTCGGTCACGTCGAGCCCCATGCCGCGACGCCGGCGGCGAACAGCGCCTCGACATCGGCGAGGATCTCGGCCACCGAGCGATAGGCATCGTTCGCGCCGCTGGCCGTTTCCAATCGGTCGGCCGCCATGAGGATCGCGGCCATGAGCTGCTTGATTTGCGCGTCGGTCATCTTAGGCCGTCCCTCGGCCCGTATTCACTGCCCGATCGGCGCGCCCCCACTCCCATAAGCGCATCGCCGCGCCGACCAGTACTAGGGCAAATCCGACGATGGTGAAGGTGCCGGTGATCACGTGTGCCACGCCGCTCGGCGAACCCAGGTACCGCCACAGGTGTACCGCGACGAACCCATACCCCACCCCCAGCATCATCACCGGGCGCCCCACCACCAGCCAACTGCGCGCAGGGCCGAGCGCCCGATATGCCCATCCCCACCCCAAGGCGATATACACGACGCCACACACCATCAGCCCGATATCGAGTCCCGGCGAGGGCGCCAGATTGAGCACGCTGGTCGCGATCGGCGGCAGCGCGAACAGCGCCACGAGTAGGAGCACGCTCATCGGGACCTCCGAATACGCTTGCGCACCCACACGACCGGCGGCACGACCGCCCACATGTTACCGCCGCCATCTCCACCCAGGCCGCACTTTATCAGCGCCATAAACGCGGCCAAGTTGACGCCCGTGAGCCCGATGTCGGCTGCCCACGAATACCCTTCCGTCGCCATGCCAAGCAGCAGCGACGCCGCAAAGCCCGTCCCTTCCGGGCTACACCCCATGCCCTGAATCATTGTGCTATTCTCCGGCTTGCCAAGGGGAGCCGTCGCGTGCAGACACACGCGTCGACCGTTCGGCGGGCAAGTCGCCGCCGAGCTCTCCTGCTGTGTTCGTCATTCTGGGTCTCCGAGGTGCCACGGCGGCACGTCATGGTCGAGGTCGTCATGAGCTTCTGAGGCGAGTGCGAACATCCGTTTGGCCTTCATGACGCACAGCTCCTCGCTCGGACGGGTCGTGGCCGTGATTATGAGCATCACAGCCATGATCGCGATGCACTGCTGGTCAGTCATCGTCCTGCTCCCACGCCTCGCCACGGTCGAGGTCGTGCAGTTCTCCTTGGGATGGTCGGTCATCACGGTTCAGCGGTTCCGGTTCTACAACGGTTCTCTCCCCTTTAGGGGAGAACCGTTGGGAACCGCTGGAACCGTTGACCATCCCTGCGGTTCCGAACAGTTCTGGAACTACGGCACCGTTCGGAACCGTTCTATCGGGCACAACCCAGATGGGGCGTCCCGCCCGGTTCGAAATGTCCTGGATGCGGCCAGCACGAGCGTGCTCATGTAGGAGCACGAGGACAACAGATTTGCCGATCTTGAGCGCCTTGCCGATCTTCTGTGCGTTGCTACAGCCGGGGTTGTTGAGCACGTAATTGAGTAGGGCATCGGCCTGCCGGATGACCGTCGGCACGGTCGCCATCGGCGCCTCGGCGAGCACGAACTGCCGGTCGACCGAGCGCAGCGCGAACGACTGGACGGGAATTCGGCCGCGGGCCCGCACGTCGACGACGCCCTCCTCGCCGGGCCGCGCCGTCATGTTGAGGACCACATCGCACGTCGCGGCGATGGCGCCAGAGCCTCGCTCCCGCGGGCTCTCAGATTTCGTGTGGTGATGGTTCAGGACAATGGCGGGGCCCCCGCGCGCGGTTTCGAGGAGCACATGCAGCACGCGCGTCATCTCCGTCTCATCCCGTTCTGACTCGATGTCGAGCGCGTACCCAAACGCCGCCAAGGTGTCGACGACGATGAGTGCCCAATCCTGGGCCGCCTCGAGCGCGCGCTGGAATCCGTCGAGCCCTTGGATCTGGTGCACGAGGAAGATCCGCTCGTCGGTCGGCCGATAACCCATCTCCACCATCGGCCGCCACATGTCCGCCAGCGACTCCTCGAGCCCGAACCAACACACGCGACCCGGCGAGTCCTCGTTCAGCTGCTGACCGAGGAACCGGCTGCCCGTCGCGACGGCGATCGCCGCTTGCCGAAGGAGCGTCGACTTGCCGACCTTGTCTGGGCCAGCGAGCTCCGTCAGCCGCTGGCGCCACGCGAGGTACGGCACGAGCGGCGTCGGTGGCACCAAGAGGTCGGGGTTCAGCATCAAGGCGACGTCCCAACTCCCGCCGTACGGCGGCGGGCGGACAGCGCGCGCCATCTCAGGCATCGGGACACGACTCTCCCTGCGAGGCGCGGAAGCGTTGGCGACACCTGGGATCGTCGAGTGGCCCGCGATAGAGCTGACACCACCGGACCCACGCGTCGCCGCTCGCCGTGTCCCTGGCGAGGAGCCGCTCCGTCTCGGCCGCGGCCCACTTGACGAACTCGTACCAGTCCGCTGGCACCCGATCACCGGAATCGGTGACCACGACCTCGTCCTGCGCGAGCGCGGGGTGAGGCGCCGAACGACGGAATCCGTGCCGCCTGGAGCGTGGCATCAGATCCACGCTCCGGTTGCGGTTCTATGTGCAGATTCTAGGTTTATGGGGGTCAATGCGCCCCCGAGGAGAAGACTCGACCCCGCATTCCACGGCCATAACCACTACAATAGATGTCGTGGTAGGCCGGGTCGGGGGTTCGAGTCCCTCCTCGGGAGCTACCTTGACTCGTTGGATTGGCAGTTAACGCGGCTTTCACGCGTCGCCCTCCGATGTCGGTTGCGGTTCAGTTGCACTGTCGGGCCCAGACAAGAGGTCAGCGACCCCTTTGAGCCGGTCGCCCCGGTCCTTCATATACTTCTCGGCCTCGCGAATTCCGTCGCCGATCCAGGCCATCGCGAGCCGCACATCGCCGCCGGTCGCATCCACCACATCGCCCACCACACCGCGCCGGAATCGGTGCATCGCATTCATGTGCACGTGCGCCACGCCGGCGCGTTGCTCCGCCTCGAGTAGCATCTTTCGCACGGTGTCGTAGTGGATCGGCCGGCCCGCGGTCCGAGCCTTGGGTGAGAAGAACACCCATTGCTGCGCATCCTTCGCGCGCTGCTTCCAGATCACGGCGACGTCGAAGGCCAGCTGCACCTGACGCGGTACAGGTTGGACGCGCTCCTTGCCGACCTTGTCCCACCGCGCGCGCCAGCGAATAGCGTCGCCGTCGTAGTCGTCCCACTGGAGATGCAGGATCGCATTCGTCCGGCCGCCCGTGTAGTGCGCGATCACGCAGAACGCCCAGGCGCGCCATTGCCGGCTGCTCTTAGGGTTCAACGCGCCGATGATCTTGAGCGCGTCGGCTGACCGGTACTCGGCGGTCTCTTGTCTTTTCTCTTCCTTCGCCGCCTTCACCTGGTAGTCCAGGATCCGCGTTGGTGGCACGAGCTCACGATCGACCCCGAACCGATAGACGCGCTTCACGAGCTCGACGTGCTTCCGGATCTGCGAGATGGCGATCCCTATCTTCCGGAGCTCCTTCCGGAATTCATCGAGCGTCTCACGCGTCACGAGCTCCGCCTTGGCGGTGATGCCGGCGTAGAGTGCCCATCGGCGCCAGTGGCGCGCGTAGTTGATCCTCGTCTTCGGTCGGAGCGCTTCCCACTCGGCATCCATGTACCGAGCCCAGAGTCCCTCGAGCGTGATCGGCGGTGGCTTGGGTGGTGAGCGGAGGGCCACCGCTAGCGTCTCCGCGAACGCTTTCGCCTCGCGCCGGCCTTCGGGTGCATCGGGGTAGGACCGCGTGACCAGCTTGCCCTTCACGCGCCACTGGACGCGCGTGTAGCGAGCGGTCGGCGTCTGCTCCGTAAAGACGGTGACGGAGTGGGGACGCATACCAAATCGGCCCAGATGCTTCCGCGTCACGTGGACGCCTCGAGCGCCTTCCGATGCTTCGCGCTGTCTCGGTGCCGCAGAATTGCTCGAGCCATGGCCTGTGGAGGAGAGAGCCAGGTCAATGACTGTCCGCACTCAAAGCAGATCCAGTGGGATTCCCGCGGGTAGCCGTATGGGTCGTACCGCCCGCTGTCGCGCAGCTGCTGGGCGATTTGGTCGACGGTCATGCAGCTGACTCCTTTGCCGCCGCGCGCGCGGCGCCACGGGCCGCGTCCAGATTGGCACGCTGGGGCACGACACAGCGCCGGTAGCGCCGGCGCCGGCCATCGATGCGCGCGTTGTCCTCGCTCTCCCAGCTCGAGAATCGCGTGCGGAAGTAGCCGCGCGATCGGCCAGAGCGGAGCATGGCCTCGTCCTCGGAGAGCCAATCGAGATACGCCGATGCTGACGTACGGACATCGGCGACGAGCTGCTCAATGTGATCGGCCTCACGACCGTGGCCACGTGCGCGGAGCACCGCGGCCTGGCCAGACCAGTCGGCGAGCACCTGGCTGAGGTCAGTGGTCACCGTCTCATACGTCGCGGTCGTCCGCGCGGCCAGCCACGAACAGCGCCGCACACACGACTACGGTGGCCAGGATCACGACTGCGACACCAAAGAACAGGAGCGTTCGCATTATCTCGTCGGCTGCTGCGCGCGGGCCACGGCCAAGCTGGACGTCAGCACGGACGTCTCGAGTGCGACGATGTACTGCGCGCGTGCGAGGTCGCCCTGCTCGGCGCCGATGCCGTGGCGCCGCTGCAGGAAGTTCAGGCCGCCGACCAGCAGCTTGGCGATTAGGAGCAGCGGGCGCTTGTAGATCGCCTTCCAGCCGTGATGGGCATCGCTGGCCCGCTGGACGCGCGCACTGATCGTCTCGCCAGGATTCCCGTCGGTTGCGGCGTTCCACCAGATGTCGGTGGCGAGCAGCAGTTTCACGGCGTACGTCATCGGCCGAGCAGCTGCGCGATGCGCTCAGGGATCGTTGGCAGGTCCTCGTGATGCAACGCGATCATCCGCTCGACCAGCTCGAGCGCTGACTGCTGGAGCGCTTCGACCGTAGGTC